ACTGATGTCCTCTTATATAGAATTAATTACTATAGAAATCATCCATAGAAATGCCCCAGTTACCAAATAATGTTATAGTATTAACATTTTTCTGTCCTTCTTTTCCGGGAACAAATAACCAAATAGTTTGATTTTCTCCATATTTTAACGTTACTATATTTTCTACCGATCCGATTATTGCTTTCAGAGTGATGCACGATCCTATATTCCTACCTCTCCATGTTACGTCAGCGTCATTAACAATTATTATAGGTATAATTCTTGTCGCTGTGAAATCTTGGCTTGACATATTAAGAGTAACATATGTAGAATTAAGTATTGCAAAGTAATGAACAATTCCGTCTCTTCTGAATTCACTTATTCCAGCAAGCCCAGATATTGACGTTACTACTCCGGTATTTTGGTATGATAACTCTCTTTGCTCAGTAGCAACTTGCGTTGCCCCTGTCATTATTACATTATAAACTCCACGTGCTAGACAATATGCACCGTAATCATTAGGATGCAGAGTATCTGATCCAATACCAGTTCTTCTTAAGCACTGATCCACACCTGTGCAATACGTAAAGCCAATGTCCTGTAAAGTATGGTATATTCTCATTGCTTCATACATTGTTGCAACGTCTGATAGCTGAGTTTCATACCCTAAAAATCCCACGTGCATTTTTGCATTTGGTAAGTTAGTTTTTACAATAGTAGCAAATTCTATTGCTCCCGATCTTATATCACTTGTGTGACTCCTATCATTTGCGCCGCCTAAAACATATACGTCAGATATTAAATTTTTTGTATCAGTATTTAATGTATTTATTAGATTTTGTAGCGACATTTGAAAAGTATTTCCACCAACTCCGAAACCACTACCATTTATAGCTGTACTATATATTGTGTTTATTTTATAGAAATTTTTTAGTAATGCCAGATATGAAGTATCAGTAGTTGGATAGTTACCGTAAGAGTCAGTAACAATTATAATTTTGTTAGTGTTTAATTTTGTATTAATATTATTTATATTAGTGCGTGATTCCGTATCTTTTATATTTAGTGTCTGATTTAATAATTCTATTTTGCTTACATCCATTTTTAATTAACCCTCTCTAATTTTATTGTTTCTGTCGATTGTATATAAGATGCTACGAAACATTTTTCGGCTGTCGATAAAGCATTATTCGCTACATTTAATGAATTATCAGCGGTATTTTTTGCATCTGAAGCAGTCTGTTGAGCGGTTGATGCTGTCTGTTGTGCTAGTGTTGCCGTAGATGCAGCATTAGAAGCGGTTTCCTGTGCGTTACTGGCTGTCGCTATTGCTGATGTCGCGCTTGTTCTTGCTGAAGTATCTTTAACATTATACGTAGTGCCGTTAATTTCTATATTTGTGAAATCCAATTAAACACCTCCATTATTTTTTAAAGACAGCACGAGAGTTTCGGTTTCTGGTTTATATGTAGCATCCATCATAATATCATTAAATTTTTGATTTATAAAATTTTGTATTTCTTCCGAAGCTTTGTCGTTAATCCAATTAGTCATGGTCTTAATCTGTCCTAAAATCCAGTCAAGATTTAATTGGTTAGCGTCTGAATATGGAAAATCCGGTATATTAAACATTTTACCTCCTAATAACATAAATTGCAAAAATTACGTTTAAAATCATTAATTATATATTTATAGAAATCATAAAGTTTTTCTTCTCGTTCGCTTTTTATAACGTCGGGCACTGCTCTTACAGAAGCATCCCCATAACTATGTTTTTTATAACTCTCTATCTCTGATCCTGTATTTTTTATGGTATTGTTAGTGCCTAGTGTGGCTTTAGCTTGAGCATTTTGAACTAAACTGCCATTGTCAAAACCTTTTACAAAACTATCAGACGTGTCTGATCCACTGTTTTGACTTGTTTGTGTTAAATTAGGGATTCTAGTATGTTTATACTCTTCCGTCATGTCAAAATTTTCAAAAGGATTGTAAGTATACTGTATAGTATTCCATACTCTTTCCCATCTTTGTATATTTGTATCACTCCATGCTTTCAGTGCTATTTTAAAAATATTAGGGTTAGGATATAAACATGACAATTCAGCCGTTTCTATTAATATTCGATCTCTTAATGCGTCTTTATTCATTCCATCTGGTAAATTTAGTGTATCAAAAATAGAATTATCATAATTATACAGACCTAGAACCGACAGTTTGGCTCCTCTTGCCATTACTACCACCTTCTTCCATAGGGTTATGCTTCCATGTAACGTTTAATTCTTCTTTTGAATAATTAAACATTTTTCTGATTCTTTCAAAGCTTTCTTGTAAACATTCCAGTCTTTCTTCTGCGTCAAATGCAGTTTCGATATTTGACGAGTTTACTTCGTCAACAACCATTCTTTCTTTTTTATTATAGCCTTGTGTAGGGATGCCTATTACACGGCAAAATTCATATTCCCAATTTCTCAAAGCGTCCTGTAATTCTAGTGTGATAAAGTTGTTTTTAACATTACTGTTTAGTAATTCATGTGTGATTTTCCCCTCATCATTTGCCATTTCTTGGTCGATAAATGCCGCAATATCGCCATTTATTAAATTATCCATCATTTTTTTATAACCATCAACTGAACCTTTGCTATTACCCACAAATACATGTGATAACCGGGAAGCTACTGTATTTAAGGATACTGTTTCGGAAGTGATAGTCATTTGTTCTGCGTAATATCCTACAATATCGGTTATATTTCCGTAATCTGGTTGTAATACACCTAATTCACAAGTCTCCCCAATACGTAGATTATATTGTCGATAAAAATTAGGGTTTACAATAACCGCCCATGCTGGCTGATAATACAAGTCGAAACCGTTGATAGTACAATTCATAGGGATTATACCATATTTTTGTGTTTTAAAGACTGCAAAATAACCATTGTAAAAAATACACCACAATAAGAAAAATTTATTCCAGTTTTTAGGAATTTTGAAATCATATAAATTAAATGCCATACGCATTAATCTCATATAAAACATTACAAAAAGTCTGTTGTTTTTAGTATGTAATGTACTAGGGCTATGTGATGCATACGCTATATTAATTTGACTGTAATCGTAAGGTAAATTACTCAATATATATACCTCCATTCAAGTATGAATTAATTTCCTCAACTTCTGGTTCAAGCCCGCACTCTGACGAAAAATTAGCCGTCTGTACATATCCAGATAGTGTTGATAATTGTCTTACTGCAAAAAGTGGTCTGCCTATATTCGGTGCCATGTCAGAAGGTTCGTCTGAAAACTCGTAGTAAAATAACCATAATCTTATTAAATTCCCGAAACCCTGTTGTATTGTTACCGCACAATTACTCCTGCTCTGTCCATAAGCACCACTGGTAGAAACTTGCGGCATTGTTAAATTCTGAAAAGCTTCAAACGCACTTTCTGCTGTTCCGCTAAAATCTAATTTGAAAGCAGAAGCACTTCCCGTAATTCCCTCTTTTAATGCTTCGTAGGGATTAATTGACATCCCCGACACTGGTATATTGCATCCGATATTAAATGATACACAATCAACCAGACCAAACGTATCAGAGCGAATCATATAAGTAGCACCCCCGGTACTATAATCAATAGCGCATGAAATTGATATATTATTTGATCTTATTAATTTGTCCATTGGAAGTGCTCTTACTCCGTAGTAAGGAAGATATATACATGCGGACATATACAAAGGACTTCTTCTCCAGTCATTATATGGATACGGTATATTAATAACATTAGATGCTTCATAGTATTCTGGATAATCTATCTTTTCCGCTTGTACTCCTGTATCGTATCCACCTATAATAACAGTATCTTCGTGACTTTCGTGCAACCATGGCAACCATGTACACGATATAATACTATTTATTGATGCTCCTGCAAAAAGTTGTTGCATCTGGTCAGTTAATTCTTGTGGAGTATCGATACATAATAATTCTAATAACGTTGTTAATTGCCGTCCATCCATAATATAAGTTGCCGTTCCCCAACGTCCTGCTGATGATATAATATTAAGTGCAAAACAACCGTAAGATGAAGCCTGTAATTCTGTAAATATTGACGCATGAGCATAAGCAAATGAAGGTTCACACCGATTTGTAAGTCTTTGATCGACAAGCTGGTCATTATAGTTACTTGTGCTATATAATACATATGCGGATTGATTTAAAATATTATTTTTATATGTCGCTAATGTGTCGACATGTGTAGTCATTTCCCATAATCCAGCGTTATATGTCCAATTTGTAACGTGATAATATCTATCCCATACAGGAATATATACAAAACTGTAATTTGTTGGGTTATTAAAATTTTGTAATAAAAATGTGGGATTTATTATATTAGTGGGGGATTTTAACTCCCCCACTACTGTAGTATAATTTCCTGTAGGTCGTTTTGTACTATTTGATTTTTTAACAAAATCACTGTATAATCTTATTTCCATTTTACTCCAAAATCAGAACAATTCCGTTTTCTGTAATATCATTGTAAAATCTTCCTTGCCAGTTATACCACGTATTGTAATATCTGCCGCGGCTGTTCATTGGTGTTGTATCAGCAGATTCATTAAACAGTGTATATCCTACTGCATCTCTGTCAAAAATTACACCAATTACATCACTTTGCGCTGTCTCTCCTTCTGAGCTTGTTTTTACAGTTCCATCAGCACCAGTATAAGAACAGTTAACTGTAATAGCGTCGGGACTGTCCATTGACTGCCAGAAATCAATTTTCTCATGGTCGATCATATTAAGTTCTTTGTCGTTATAAGTATTTGATAAAACACGAGCGTCAACGTCATTTTCAAAACTCGATAACATGTACATGTGTAAATCTGCTGGTGTGGACTGTCGGGCAATGTCGCCAGCTGTTAAATTAAGATGATATTTTATTGTCCGCTGTCCCATGTACCCAATAAGAGTTTTAAGATATCCATACATCCATTGAGCAAAATCAAAAAAGTTTTCTTTCTTCCGTACTGTTGCGGTATTTAATTCAGTACCGTGTAAATTGTTATATATTGATACTAATTTTAATACGTTTGTTGGATCACCTTCAACTTTTGCCCCGATAAAGTTACATAATGCTCCATGACTTAAAGTATCAATACGCTTTTCTCTCTGATTAGAATTATGTAGCATCTGTCCAGCAACAAAAGATGAAAACTGTCCTGCATTTTCCATAGCCGCTCTTAACTGCTCTCTCGAAAAGGTTGAATAAAACTCATAATCTGCTTTCCCGTAAAAATTAGTCTGGATGACTTTGGGTAGATTTACTGTATACATATCAACCGATTGACCGTTTTTCAGAGTTCCGGTTGATCCAGGATAACCAGCATCATCAACAACCTCCTGGTCAACAAAATTGATTTTCCGGACATGATTTCCCCATTCCTGCGTGGTTCTCTGGATTCCTGTCATTTTGCGCTTATATGGTCTTACTGCAAAAATGGTCTGTGCCATAACTTGTGAAAGACCGATTGCGAGGTTGTCTTCTCCGGTCAGAAGTGCTGTCTGAGCAACTGATACAAAATCTTTCGTTGCTAAATTGGATAAAACTTCTGATCCTGTAGCCTGTTTTACTGCATTGTTAACAATATTAGCAATCTGTGTAATACTCAAATCATTCATTTATACACCTCTTAATCTGCTTCTTCTCCTGTCATAGGATTTATAATTTTATCTAAACCATTAAAAGGATCATCATTTTTTGGCTGTGTTCCTGTGCCCAAAATATTTTTTATTTTCTCCATTGTATCTCTTTCAATCAGTGCTTTGTAAACGTCTGCCCAACCGATAGACTTATTTTCTCTCTTTTCTTCTTTTTCTTCTTTTTCTTCGGGGTTCTTCCCATCAAGAAAATTCTGGATTTTTTTTAGGGTGTCAATTTCAGAATCTTCTTTCTTTTCCGGTGTTTTCTGTGGCTTGTTATCTGCTATCATTTTGTCAATATCAGCTTTTGTATATCCTGCATCAATTAATTTGATAATATCATTCATTGTCATTTTCTTATACCTGCCTTTCTTCTTTTCATTCCTATTCCCTGTATAAAATATCTTTTTTGTCCCGGTGTCGGTGGAGTTGGCGGATCTGGTGCTACACCTGTCAAATACTGATAACAATATTGCGCTGATGCATATCGTGTATTAGCTACTGACTGTGATCTGTTAGCCGGGAATTCATAATTGAAAAGCCAGCCCACAGTTGCTGTATATAGGTTAGTTACCTTTTTATAATCACTAAAAGGATAACATTCTGATATATCCCAATAATCACAATATGATTGCCTGTTTAAAAATTTCCCTGCTCTATCTTCGTCAATAACAATTATCTGTGCGTATCCATCCGAAGGACTCGCTCCGGAAGTTATTGAGGACACTGATAAATTCGGTGCATAACCTTCAACACCCTTTCCATAATTATTAATATAACCATATGCGGGAGTAAACTGTGGGAGTCCGTAGCCTTTTGTATCACTTGATAATGATACCTTATCAGACTGCCATCGCCACGGATTCAAGCCGGATTCATTAATCATGTTCCCCAACATGCCGCATACAGCTTCCAGTGTCCAGCTTCGTGATACACAAATATTTCTTATTTCTATCATGTTGGCATGAGCTTCATTACTGTCTATTGAGTAAGCACCTTTGGGCTTGGCATACCATGTCATGAAATTAGCGTTTCGCCGTCAGTATATGCACACATCCAGCCGGAAGGAGTTCTGATCCATATTTCTCTATTGACAAATTCAATATCTTTACATGTAACTCTGGTTCCTTTTTCTAAGTATCCGTTTTTGTCTGTGTCATGCTTTTTCCCGTCTGCTGTCAGATTTCCATACCCGACTAAACTGTAATTTGTACCCGGTCCTTTTCTTACCGCAACGTTCGCTCTGAGGGTGTATGTATTCCCTACTTTATAAGTATAATTTACATCATTGTCAGATAATCCCTGATATCTCATGTGGTATTTCCATCCATATGATGGAGTGTAAAAATCCCGGCAATAAATTTCCTTGCCGCTGGAATCCCCGGTCTTTCCGTCTTTATCTCCTGCCGCCGTAACTACTTTTCCATCTGCATATGCCATGACTGTATGTTTTCCGGGTGTCAAATAAATATCACCTTTTTTACAATTATTATCTGATACCTCAACAAAACCAATACTTTTTAGAATACTATACATATTTCCTGTATAACCATTTACATTAACGTCAAATCCACCCTGCTTTAATGCATTCAATACCTGACTACTACAATCATAATCCTGTCCCTGTCTGTGTGCCTGCGAATAACCATGACTATTATCGTCTGCCGTAGCTTTTAACCATTCACATGCTTTTTCAATGCTTACCATTAACCTATCCTTTCTGATAACTTCTCAAGTGCAACTGTATTATTATTAATTACAGTACTTAAGTTATCCACTTCCTGTTTATGCTCTTCGTTTAATTTGTCCATACGCTCGTTAGTTTTATCATACATGTATTTTACAAAATACCCCATAGCGCAACACGCTACAATCGGAAATGCATAATTCCCTAAAACCGACAAAAAAGCATCTGTCAAAATATCCTCCTTTCCGACGCTAATAAAAATATAGGGGGTGACCGCGCCCAGTCGTGGCATCCTTTCGGGATTGCGTGCGCCACATTAACCCCCGTAATTATTATACTACAATATATAGTGGTTAGTCAAATATAACTTTCTATATATTGTTATTTATACTGCATATACCCCATATATAGCACATATGCTGTGTAGTCCTCAAAAATTACTTTATCTTTTAACAATGCCATATTAATATAACTATATTTACGTTTGTACTGCGCTATTGACATTGCTGTCAATGGATATACAACCGGATTTCCGCTTCTGTGATATGACATATAATATTCACTTTTTGATTTATGTCTATATATAGTTATTTCTCCTAGTGTAGCTAGTGGTTTATACTGCACGATCTGCACATTGTCATTAATATTTACCGCTGTATCAATATCAAATTCATTACCAATGGCCATTTCAGAAAACTTATTATTTTTATTAGCTTTGCTATACAAAAATGTTTCCGACTTTCGTTGTGATATAGGACTATTCACCATATCCACTAGACAGATTCCCTTATCTTCCAAGAATAGAATTTCTTTTCCTTTTTTCCGCATATCCATGGCAATTTTAACGATTCCATAATACATAAAAAGCGCATTGTCGATCTTTTCGCTATTTGCAAAGCAGAAACAAATTAGTGGAATTTCCCCATCAAGTTCTCTGTTCCGGTTTATTGTTTCATAAATATTGTTAAATGTATAACCTTCATCAGAAATTCTTCTTTCTCTTTTCTCTGGTATAAACTCATCATAAAATAATAACTTTACATCAGAAAAATCAACAGACCGGGTATCATGAAAAGTAGTTAGTGCCAGCATATACCCTTTTGGCATGCCTGTAGGAACTGGAACATCTTTTTCATTTATTTCTGTGTTATAAATTCCAGCAACGTCTGTATCCGGTATTTTAAAACAATAGGTTGATCTTTTTTTATCACTGTTCAATTTTTTAAATGGTGATAACTCCGGTCTGCACGCAATGTTTACATGCTTCTGCTTACGTCGCATGTAAATAAATGGTAAATTACTTTCCTCACAGAAATCTAAACCACCATAAGTTTTTCCGGTTCCACGTCCTCCTATGCCTAGTATAATAAAGCATTTGTGTTCTAAAGCTCTAGCAATTATAAGGGGCACGTTTAAGTACCCCTTACTTTTGCCGTCTTCATAATATAATGATATTTTACTCATTAAATCCTGCAAAACCATCCATTGAATTATCTAAATATTCACCAACATCTTCCCACAGAGAAACCCATAAGATACGCTGTATAATATTTTTTTCTCCTGTTATCTCTCCGGTTCTTTCATCATACTCTTCTACATCAATGTCTTTTTCCGTATAATTACAGTCTTTCTTCTTTACCCTAATAACTCTTGGACACTTTCCTGCATCTGGTCTGCCGCATTCATCTCTGAATTTTACCTGCATAGTAACTTTTTCTCCGTTATTCTTTGTTAATGTAGTTAGATACGTATAAAAAATCTTCCCTTCCTTTGTAGTTCTTTTCTTAGCAAAAATGTTTAAATCCATTTCCCTGCTTTCCTTTCTTCATAATATTTTTTTAAAATTTCTTCCATAATTTCCGCTCTGGTCTTAATATTTCCGGGGTGAACACTGTCCAGATGCTTTCCGTGTTCTGCTTCAGACCACATTCCGGGAAAAATCAAATATGTATCTCCGTTTTTATTTTTACAAAGCTGGATACCTCGAATAACTATTTTTCTGCCCTCTGATTCCATTTCTACATTGGCAACTACCAGTTTTTTCGCTGACTGTTTTGTATGAGGGTATAAACATACACTATAATTCATTAATTATTTTCCTCCACTTTAATTTCTTTATCTTCTTTGATCCTTCTTGACATTTCAACAGCAACTGACAATGGAAGCTTGATTTCTTCTTCAAAATTATCCACTAATTTCATGGATGTCCAATTATTCATATCTCTTCTTCCTGCTGGTTTCCAAAGTATTCAACCTCCTTTTCAATCCCATCTTCTCCGATGCATTTGTAAACATACACCATAACCTTTCTTGTCAACATTGTTTTGTCTCCTTTCTTTGAATAAAATTTAATATTTCACAAATGTTTAATCATAAAGCCAAACTCTTAAACGTGGGTTATTATTTATATTTACACAATCAATTCTTCCTATCTTAGTATATAAAAGTTTAGTATCAACATTTGTCAAGTATGTGTAATAACTTTCTTTTCCATAAATGATATCTACTCTTTCTGTGTCTGAAAGAACCCTATATAAATCTTCTAATAACATTTATCACCTCATTTATATTGATAGTATCCCAGAAAGATGGGTCATCGAAAATAATATTCCTCGATTTTAAACATCTTGTAATACCTAAAAAGATATCTTTATCAGAATCACAATAGCGATTATTAACAAAATAAACATAATTTCTTGACTCAGTTCTACCAGAATTTAAAAGTTCATCAATCATTCTTTCTGAATATCTTCCATGGTATCTTTTCATTTTAGTGACCTCCTAATAAGCTATATATTTAGTGACCTCCTAATAAGCTATATATTTTACCTATAGATTTACACATTGTTTCTTCATTTAAGTACCTCCGATTTATTTGATATATAAAGTATATCAAATAATCTATTATTTGTCAAGTCTATTTTTTAATAAATTTATAAATTTCTCATTCCCGGACAACCATTTTAAAAGCTTACTATAATCACCCGAAACCCCTAATGTATACGTTGATTGCACCAACGATAAATTATCGGAAATGTGTATTGCTGATCCTTCTCCTGTGTCATAATCAAAATTAACATTTGTGTTATAAACAGTTTCTAATCTCTCCGACTCTTTAAAAACAAATCCCTCACGGAATGCTTCAATACCGCCGTATTTCTTTAACTCTTTAGCACCTAATATTTTATTAACACCAGCTATTGTTATATGTAAATTACCTTCTTGATCTTCATACACATACTTTTTAGCTCCTAGTGTCTTAAAGCGTCTATATATTCCTTCATTTTCATACGTTCCCATATAATGCTCATTACCTTTTTTATCGGTTGCATGTGATTCACTTATCATGCATTCTTTTATTCTATCTTTATTATAATTAGCATAGTCCACCCCGACAGAATGTTTAACACTGTCAGTATCCCAATAATAAACGTACTTTCCCTGCTGATATGCTATTATAATACCGTCAAGCAAATGTTTTCTACTCCATGCAGTAACCCATACCCCCCATGCATAAGACAAAAAAGCTGATTTTATAAACCTATTATATATAGTTTCGTGGTCATCATCTTTTTTTTTAAACTCGCCATCACAATACAAAAATACTTGTTGCACAGGGTCTTGAGCAGTCATTCCATAACCGGCATTGATTTTCTCTTTTCTCTTAAAATAATAATATTCCTGTCCATCCACACCTTTTAATTCTGTTTTTAACCTATAGTTTTCGTTTATTATATCTAGTATAGGTTTAGGCAATTTACCATATTTACAATAATATAATTTATTGATTTTAAAATTATCCCACTTATAAACCCTACACATGCAAAAGTATTTTACGTCAGTAATTGTTATTTTTAAATGTTTTGCACTTAAAACTCTGCCGTTATCTTCTACATACCCTCTCAGATCTTCCGTTTTATGTTTAGATATTATAGGATCTGGAAAAAACTCACCAATCAATCTTATATTGTCAATCTCAACTTCTGCAACCCACGCATTGTCAGACTTTTTCAAGTCATTAATTATACTATTATTTAAATTATTAGATATATTCCATCTCCCCATTGGGAAAAGTTCATTTTCCATAACTGCCGGGTAACTTGATGATCTGTCATCTGATTCTACATTTTCTAATATTTTCCCGCTAAAATGACGATTTGCATGAGTATCGCCGCCCTCAAATGCTTTACGCAATAGTAAATATACCTCATAGGGTGGAATTGTCTTTTTTAACCATGAAACCGGGTATGATCTCATAGCTTTCTTAACATCTCGCCTTAGATATCCTGTTGAGGTCATGGGGATAGTTATTAAATCATCTCCGTCCATTTCCATTTCTTTATAAATAGCCTGTACTACACCTCGCACATCATTAACACAATACATCAGTTCTTTGTAAGTCAGACGTGTCCAAGGATACCTTATAATACTATAATCTAAATCGCCACTCAATTTATTAGACTCGACACCAACATTTTTTAGCCACTTATCCAAGCTCATATTACTATGCTTATAACTACATCTAAATTCTATTTTGTTTCCTAGTGTGGCTTTAAGTACTTTGTGGGATTGTGGGACAAATACATCTTCTGAATCGAAATGAAAAATCCCTTGTAAAAACTGAAACTCATAAGCCAAATTGTGAATATATGTTACAAGACGTACATTTTCTGGTAAAATAGAATCTATCCATTTTACCAGCCTTTTAAACTCGTTCCATGTTCTCCCTATTATTGTGGTATATTTTCCCCACTGAAACTGCCATATATACATAAATGACTGCGGCTCTCCATTTATAAAAATTGTACTTGTTTCAATGTCGAATGCTGTTACTATGTCTAAATAATTAATTTTTTTAGCGCCAGAACGATTTCCTCGCTTATCAGTAACAATACTATAATCTGTATTTATATATTTTAAATAACCAATATCACATATAATACTATTTTCCATTTCTATTTTCCTTAGATTTTTCTTTTTCAATTAATTTGTCCATTGCCTTTTCAGCAGTTATCTTTCCTTTGCTATCACTAAACATTTTAGCTGTCTCCCGACTGTCAAATAAAACATCATTAAACATAGTACGTAAATCTTCCATAAAGTCTCCAAATTTTAAAAAATTAGACTTGTTAATACCAGTGAATCCATTATCATTTAATGACTGGATAGTTCTATCCATAACAATTTCATTTCCTTCTACCGTGCTAGTTTCCATAGATAAAAAATCATGAACTTCAGTAAGCATATATCGTAATTCTTTATTTGTCATCTTATTTATATTTTGGTCATATCTTCCTTTGTTAGATTTATAAATTTTAGTACTTTCCCAACGAGTTCCCTCAAATTCCTGTAGTCTTTTATTCGCTTCCTGTCGTAACCGTTTATACTCACTTCTCAATGATCTTTGCGGCATTCTTTCCAAGACTTCCGGATTATATAAACTGTCATTATAATAAAACATATTACTCACCTCAAATATAATATTCCACAATATAATTATAACATATCATTGTAAATGTTTCACGTGAAACATATACCAAATATTTA